ACGATCAGCAATGCCGGTGTTACCGCGATTGGATCGGGCGTCATTGTTGACGCAGACATCAGCGCCACGGCTGAAATTGCAGTTAGCAAACTGGCGGACGGTGCTGCCCGTCAACTGCTTCAAACGGATGCTGCTGGCACCGGCGTTGAATGGACCGACAGTATTGATTTGCCCGGAACGCTGGATGTAACCGGTGCCGCCACGTTCGACAGCACGGTTTATATCGCTGGCGCGTTGACGTTAGAGGGCACTACCGCCGATGCCCACGAACTAACACTTAGTTGCGAACCTACTGCTGACCGCACGATCACTTTCCCGGATGCCACTGGCACATTGGTGTTGTCTGGCGCAATTACAAACACAGATATTTCCGCTAGTGCAGCGATTGCAGATACAAAACTGGCCACAATTAGTACCGCTGGAAAAGTTAGCAACAGTGCTACTACCGCCGTCAGCACCAACACGGCAAGCGCCATCGTCGCCCGCGACGCATCCGGCAACTTCTCCGCTGGAACAATCACCGCTGCTTTAAGCGGAAACGCCACCACCGCCACCACGCTTGCCACCGCCCGCAATATCCAAGGCGTGAGCTTTGACGGCAGCGCCAACATCACCGTTGTCACGGCTGGCTCGGGCATTTCAGTTACTGGTACTGCGGTTGCCAACACCGGCGTTCTCAGCGTCAACGGCAACACGGGCGCCATCACCAACGTTGCCGTCACTAACACCGCCCAATCGTTCTCAGCACAACAACGCGGCGCAATTTCCGCACTAACTGATGGTGCCACGATTACACCTGATTTCAGTGCAGCCAACAACTTCAGCGTCACCCTCGGCGGCAACCGCACCTTGGCTAACCCCACCAACCTAACGGCTGGAGCTAGCGGCTGTATTTGGATTACGCAAGACGGCACAGGTAGCCGGACTTTGGCATACGGCAGCTACTGGGATTTCACGGGTGGGACGGCACCAACGCTGACAACTACGGCCAGTGGGCGAGATTGTCTGGTGTACTCGGTTCAGTCCAGTACACAGATCACGGCTACTCTTATCACCAACCTGAGCTGAGCAATGGGAGTTCCCGGAAACGCCAACGCACTGCTGTTAAAGAGCGCAGCCGCTGCTGGTGCTTACAGCATTTCCAGAAGCCTCAGGTTCAACAGTAGTGACAGTGCCTACTTGTCCCGCACCCCGGCATCGGCGGGCAATCAAACAACAATGACTTTCAGCTTTTGGATGAAGCTGGGAAAACTTGGAATAAACAGGCGAATTATCGCAGGTGGGTCAACAGCTTGGCAATGATGGAGTTATTCAGATAAATAACTCCGACAAGCTTGATTTAGTGCTCAATAACGGAAGCAGCCAAGCCGCTCGCTTAACATCAACGAGGGTGTTGCGTGATCCATCAGCCTGGTACAACATTGTTGTTAATTACGACTCTACTAACGCCACGTCAACAGACCGTTGGCGGATGTACGTGAATAATGAGCGAATAACTGTATTTGATACGGCTTCGTACCCCGGATCAAGCGTTGGCTGGCGCGGAATAAATGCTGCTGACACGCAATACATTGGCATTGGCTGGGGATGGCTCTGCCTTTTGACGGCTACCTAGCCGACATCTACTTCATTGACGGTCAGGCGCTAACGCCCACCAGCTTCGGTGCATTCGATGCCACCACTGGCGTGTGGAACCCCATCGCCTACACCGGCAGCTACGGCACCAACGGCTTCCACCTGCCGTTCTCGGATAACAGCGCAGCAACCGCCACCACATTAGGGAAGGACACTGCTGGCAACGGCAATAACTGGACGCCAAACAATCTCAGCGTCACCGCAGGTGCTGGCAACGACTCCCTCGTAGACTCCCCCACTAATGGCACCGCATCCAGCGGCGGCGATGCTGGTGGAACCGTGGTGGGGAATTATGCGACGTTGAATCCGCTGAATACTGGAGCCAACATCTTTAGCCAATGGAAACTTAGAAGTTACAACGCCTTCAGCAAATTATGGGTTGACCTACGGAACAATAGGCATTCAGCTCAGGCAAGTGGTACTGGGAAATAACACCAACAACGATTACAGGAAGCTCTGAAATTGGAATTGCAAAGGCTGGCGCAACGCTGACTAGCGCATTAGGTTTTTATGGGTCTGGCTATTCGTACGTCAATAGTGCGCTAAAAGGGAACAGCAACTCCTATGTGTTCCTATGGTGTTACATACACAGCGAACGATGTGATCGGAGTCGCGTTAGACGCTCGATGCAGGAACAGTAGTTTTTTACAAGAACGGGTCTAGTCAGGGCACTGCTTACAGCTCTTTATCTGGAGAGTTTTTTCCTGCAATTTCTGACTCATCAAATAGTGGTGGGTCTGTTTTCGTCGCCAACTTCGGCCAACGCTCCTTCGCCTACGCCGCCCCCTCGGGCTACAAGAGTCTCAACACCGCCAACCTCCCCACGCCCACGATCCTCAAGGGCAGCAGCTACTTCGACACCAAGCTCTACACCGGCAACGGCAGTACCCAGACGATTAGTGGGCTTGGTTTCCAGCCCGAGTTTGTGTGGATTAAAGGGCGTTCTGGTGCAACAGATCATGCGCTGTATGACGCAGTGCGCGGCACCACCAAAGATCTTGTCAGCAACAGCACCGCTGCTGAAACAACTCAAAGCACGGGTCTGACTGCATTTAACAGCGACGGATTTTCGCTTGGTGCGCTTGCCAAACTCAACACCACCTCAGCCACCTATGCGGCATGGTGCTGGGACGCTGCTGGATCTGATTCCACCAACACAGCAGGCAGCATCACTTCTACGGTGAGGGCTAACGCTAGTGCGGGGTTCAGTGTTGTTACGTTTACAGGCAATGGAGCCACAAACGCGACTGTTGGTCACGGTTTAGGCGTAACACCGGCAATGATTATTGCCAAGAACAGAAACACAACAAATGCCTGGGCAGTTTGGTTTACTGGATTTTCAGCTAATGAATACCTTGTATTAAACAGCACTGGAGCAAAAGCAACTTTCAGCACGGAATGGGGGTCAACGCCAACCAGCACTGTAATTGGTGTTGCCGATGCTTCAGTGAATGGTAATGGTAACGGGATTGTCGCCTACTGCTTCGCCCCAGTATCCGGGTACAGTAATGGGTTCAGTTACACAGGCAACGGATCGACAGATGGCAGCTTTGTGTATCTTGGATTCCGCCCTCGCTTGGTGCTTTTAAAGTGTTCTAGCACCACCGGAAACTGGACCTTGGTTGATACGGCGCGTGAGGGTTACAACGTGGACAACAATCCGCTGTATCCAAACCTCTCTAACGCTGAAGGCACAACTGATCTACTAGACATCACCAGCAACGGATTTAAGTTGCGCACAACTGACGCCAGCGTTAATTCATCTGGCGCCACATACATTGGTTTTGCGTGGGCGGAAAATCCCTTCTCCATCGCCCGCGCCCGGTAATGACGTTGACAATAGGGTTGACAAAACAGGCGGTTAGCGTTGACAAAGCTGCCCCATTAGAGAACAAGTGTTCTGCGGCGACAGCTAGGGCTTGACGCATGTAGTAGTGTAGTAGTGCAGCGGAACACCCCTGGGGCTCCCCACTAGCGAAACACACTAATGACTGAACTTTCACCCGCAGCGCAAAGTGATACTCGATGCCAACCGCTCATCGCATCTCACAATCAATAACCTTGCCGCCGCTCTTGAGGTGCTTGTTAAGCACCTCGCTTTCCCAGATGAACTTGGAAATGAAATAATCTTGCCATCCGAAATTCTTGGCATCGCCGCCGAACTGCGCGACACACCCTTGTAGACGCTTCCACTAATTATGGACGAGCATTACGAATGGGAGCTGGAAGACTCCCAAGGGGAATGGGCAGCCGGTGGATCTGCAAATGATCTTGAAGCAGTCCGTCAAGAAGGTCTGCGCTATCTAACGACCTACTCCCAAGACGAGCCGCACAAACTAATCATTCGCCATCACCAGACCACCACCATCATGGAACTGGAAATGGCAACCCCTAACATCACTACCTCGCCATAACGTCATTAGGCACGTTAGTCACCCTCACTAATCAACAAGACTGCTGTGCCTGCTGGCGCTAACCTTTAATTACAGCCCTGAAGCCATGTTTGTACTTGACGGCAAGCCACTGAGCCCAGACGTGGCGTTCACCCACGACGGTATCCAATACCCCGCCAACTGGCTCAGGCTTGCCACGCCCGAGGAACGCGCCGCCATCGGCATTACCGAAGTGCCGGATCCGCTCCTTATGACCAGCGGTTCTACTGGGGTTATGACGACAAAGGCAAGCTGATCCCCAAGGACCACGCTCAACTCGTCGATCAATGGGTGGCGCAAACCCGCGCGACTGCCAACACGCTGCTGTCGCCTACGGACTGGATCATCATCCGCGAAGCTGACAACGGCAAAGCTGCTGACCCTAAGCTCAAAACCTGGCGTGAGGATATTCGACTGGCCACAGGACAGAAAAACGCAGCCATCAAGGCAACACTGGACACCCCAGCTCTGGCGGCATACATTACGGGCACCGAATACCCGGTATGGCCGAGTGACCCCTATTCTCCTGTTCTTGCTAGCGATGTTCCTGTTGATGGGCTGGAGCTTCCTAGCGATGGCGGCGAAGGCTGATGGCCGTTAAATCCAAGACTGGGACGGCTCGCGTCCAACACATTCCGGGCAAACCAAAGCGCACCAGGCAAGGCCAAGGCCAACAAAGCCTACCGTTTTCGGGCAAACAACGCCGCAAACTTAGTCGCGGCCAAGGTAAGTAGGATACAAAGAGACTCCTGACGACAAGTGGCCCAAACCCCGTCAGACACTAGCTTTTGGCGGGGTGTCAAGCAAGAAGCTGCTGCCGGTTTAGTCGTATTGTTGGCCGGTGGAGCGATAACTGGAATCGGCTACTTGGTTTATACAGTCCCATCTCAATTAGAACGTGTAATAGCAAAACCAAGAGCAATTTAAGACCCGCGTTGGCGAACTCGAAGATACCGTCAAAGACCACGACGTCCGCATTATCAAGCTGGAGCTGCGCCGCTGATGTCCGTCATCCACAAGACCGAATACGGCAACGGCTATTCACTGGATCAGCTAATCGGCGATTCCGGTGACATTTACTATCGCGCTTGCAAAGACAGTGTGTGCCGTTACGCCGAAGACCACTACATCGCAATGATGTATCTCGAAGGCATGGGCTGGGACCCTAAGCAACAAGACCCCCAGTAATCCAAAAAATAATCTGATCTTCCCGTTCCGGCGTCCAAAACGGTTGGCGCCTGTACCACTCCAGCCAATCCTCCGAAGACTTACCGATATTGCACGCAAAACAGCAAGCCACCAAATTCCACTGGTGTGTAAGCCCTCCCTTCATTTTGGGGTGAACGTGATCCAGCGTGGCATTGCGTTTTAAGGGATCTCCGCAATACGCACATCTGTTATCCCAGTCACTGAGGATGGATTGCCTAAACCTTAACTTCGCTTCTTTTTTGTTTAAGTATTCGCCACCCTCAATGCGATGGTCCATACCCAGCAGTGGCTACTGCAACGGTAGCGGTAGAAACTATTACGCGCTCTGGTGTTCTTCTCTAGTACAGCTAAACTTCCTACAGGGTTCCTATTTCCCATGGACTTCATCCAACATCCAGTTTTTTGGATTCTCGTAGCGGCAGCTTCCGAGTTGATCGCCCTGTCTCCGCTGAAGGACAACAGCATCATCCAGCTGGTGTTCCACGCCCTCCGCGCCATCAAAGGAAAAAAGCTCTAGGCAAAACTTGGGAGCAAGCCGTCCGGGAGTGGTGGTTTGAACTGCTACTCCCCGGCAAGCTGGACAAAGCCGAAACCGACTGGCACGCAACACAGCCGACCGATCCACCTCCTGTGATCGTTCACCATGAAATTGATGAACAGCTACAAACCGGCAACAGCCGCCTATTGGGTGGCGCCATGAGCATCCACGCCCCTTGGTCCGATGGCAACCAACAAGATCCGTCTTAGCGACCTATTCCGCTACTACAAGGCCCTCCCCCACCAGATGGCCGCCATCACCGAGCTGGAGCACGCCATCAACAAGGCCAATCCCCACATTCTTGGCCGAGACCAAGGCTGGTTCAAGACCTGGAGTGCGGCTGGCAAACAAACCATTTTCCCCAACACTTGGGAAGGCGTGCTCGAAGCCGCCCGTGTCGCCGGCGCCAAATTTCCCGAACTTGTCGCTGCCCAATGGGCACTGGAATCTAGCTGGGGCAAACTCGTTTCTGGCCGCAATAACTTCTTTGGTCTCAAAGGCGAAGGCAGCGCCACCAAAACGCAAGAATTTATTAACGGCCAGTGGATCACGATTACCGATAGTTTCATCGACTTTCCTGATCTGCTGGCGTGCGTGATCTACCTCGTCGATCACTGGTACAAAGATTTCAAAACTTACAAAGGCTGCAACAACGCCACCACCCGCGAAGAAGCCGCCAAGTGGCTGGTGCAAGAGGGCTACGCAACCGACCCCACTTACGCCGAAAAACTCATCAAACTGATGAGCCAACACTCCGGTACAAAACCGCTGGTTAAACCCAAGGAAAAAATCCTAAAGGTTGCCTACGAATACCAACTGGGACCTGACGATGGCGCCACTGGTTACCGCCAGTGTTTTAGTTCCAGCTGCGCGATGGTGGCTCGCTACTACGGCAAAATCTCGGGCGACTACGAGTACAACAAGCTCCGCGCCCGTTTTGGCGACACCACCGATCCCAAAGCGCAGATTGCCGCCTTCAAAGCACTGGGACTTGCCGCCACTTTCGAGATGGACGGCACCGTCGAAGAACTGGAAGAGGAGATCAGCAACGGCCATCCAGTTCCAGTCGGCTGGCTACATAAAGGACCAGTTACTGACCCAAGCGGCACCGGCCACTGGAGCGTTGTGGTGGGGTTTACGCCAACCCACTTCATCCACAACGATCCGTACGGCGAGGCCAACCTCGTCAACGGCGGTTATGTCAGCCACAAGGGAGGAGCCGGCGTGGTTTACTCCCGTAAGAACTGGCTACCGCGCTGGCTCATCGAGGGCACAGACACCGGCTGGTTCATGAAAATACGCCCGAGGTAACCGTGCGCCCCATTGAACACACCACCGAGTCCTGTTTCCACAAGGCAGCGACCGATCAGTGGCTAGTCGATCGCTTCAACTCCGGCGATTATCGCGGCCTTCTCGAAGCCGCCCTTATTCTCAACACGCTCCACCAGCTGGAGCAAACAAAATCGCGGTGGGCAATCCGCGAAGCCGCAGAAAACCTCACCGCGCAATTCGGCGTAGACCGCGACTCGGCCTAAACCGCCCACTCAGGAAGCTGACTGATCCTTTTTCGCAGCAATAAGTCTGTCCCGGCGCTTAGATTTTTCCCGAGCGCTGGACTGTGACCGCGCCAGCCTAGGTTTGACCACCTCCTCGGGCACCTCAATTTCACATTTCGGATACCGGTTACGGGCAAACGCCACGGCTTCGTTTATCGACGTTGCGCGAATCAAATCCCGCATCGCCCCCTGCCCCGGCATCCAAATCTTCAGCTCGAACAAACGCGACCGGGAGACTATTGCCATGACTTGGGGTAGTTAGGTTCTTCAACGCTATGCACAGCCACAGGACCGTTCGTGCGTGCCGCGACAATTTTCGCCGCCTCCACAGCCCGTTCGTATGTGACCCAGCTAGAGGCATCTTCTTTTTGGTCGTAAAACCAATCCCATCCCCTGGACCGTAGACCGCTGTTACCCAGCAGTCATCGGCCAAAACCATGTAGCGCGTCATCAGGTGTAAGTGATTTACTGTGTGAGACTACAGGAGTCTATCGAAGTCGAACCAGACTATGACGATCTGTAACTGAGTCTCATGCGTCAGTTTCTGACACTTTCCCTTCTTTCCTGGAGCGCATCCGTCCTTCCACCCGCCGCTTTACCGACTCACGCCAGGCAGCTTCATCCGCCGCTTCCGCCGCCTTGTATTCAGACGACGGCAGGATTTTTTCCAGCGCCGCATAAACCATATCCCGAAGCAGCCCTGTCACTTTCTTGCCTTCTGCCGCCGCAAGAGCTTCCGCCAACCTGTACCGGTGCGGGTCAAGCAGCAACTGGCAATAGTGCTTGTTTCCGTGCTTCAGCGGCATGGCTACCGGTCTAGTCTCCTACAGAGTATCATACTGAGAAACATTAGACACGCCCCATGTCCGATTATTCCACCCCTTGTTGCAACGCCAACTACGGCATCGGCGGTAAAGGCTCCACCCACTGGTACCTCTGCACCGCCTGCGGCAAACCCGTTGCCACCATCGAATCGCCAACTGAAGAAGAGGCCGAAACCCTGTTACTCCATTGCGGGCACGGGCACGGCAACGAATAGTCACCACCGAATATCGTCATCCACTTTTTCCGCCAAGCATTGGACTGCGCCACCCGCGCCCCACCCCTCTGCTTGGAGCACCCTTTGCGAATTTGCCGCGCCCACTCCAAAAACGCAGCCATTCTGTGCAAATCCGCCGTTTTCGCCAGCCGAATCTCCCGCTGGAGCCACTCCATCACCAACTCCCTTCCCGTGCGAGCGAGACTCATTAGTCCAACTCTGCGACTCGGATGATGGACTGCACGTAGCAGCCCGGATGCTCCTGCCGAACCTTCATGTGCGCCTGGAACGCGTCAGGCGCAACAACATAAACGTCGTGCATCGGGCCATGAAGGCGATACATCCTGACCCGATACTCGTAATCCGCCTGGATCACTTGCACTGATCCCAACTCAACCCGACCTTAGCCTCGGCAAGCGGAGGAATGTCTCCCAACCACTGTGCCTCGGCCTCCTCCATCACTCCCTGGAGCTGAGCTGCCCAGAGTTCGGCGTGCTGTTCGCGGACGAGCAGGATGATCTCGTCATGCACCACGCCGGCCAAACGCACCACGTCCTCCCCGTCTGATTTAAGGAGCGGCCACAGTTTGCCAAGCGTAAGTTTGAGCACGGCTGCACCGGCCCCTTGGATCGGCGTGTTGCAGCGGGTGGTGAGTTTGTTGTTCTCACCCGGTAAAAACCTCCGCAAGCCCGAGATGCGTATGCGGATAGATGGATTGTCCTTAGCCGCATCAGCAGCGCGAGCATTTTGCTGCTGCCATTCGGCGATGCCTTTATATGCAGCGTGAAACTTTTCCCGCACCTCCTTCGCCTCATCAAGATCCATCTGTATTCCCATCGTTGCTGCATAGTTTCTGAGCCCATTTGCACCGCTTCCGTATAACAAACCGAAGTTCGCAGATTTACTAACTTGTCTTTGATCTTTCGTAACATCTTCCTCCTTCACCCCATAAATCTGCGTCGCTGTAATCGTATGAAGGTCCTTCCCCTGCTGGAACACCTGAGTCATAAGAGGATCAGCAGCTTCCGCAGCCGCCAACCGCAACTCCATCTGCCCATAGTCAGCTACAACCAGTTGCCAACCAGTTGGTGCCTGCACGCAAGCCCGAAACCGCTGATCCCTTGGTATCTGTTGCAGGTTGGGACTCATGCAACTCATGCGCCCAGTATCAGCCCCGAGCTGCATATAACTGGCACGAATAAACCCATCTTCGCTATAAGTTTTTAACAACGTCTCCGCCATCTGCCGCCGCTTCTCTACACGCTTCCACCGCAAATAATCCGCCACAACTTTATGATCCGCCACGTGTTCCTGGAGCGCCGACTTACTGGCACTCGCCTTACCCGTCTTGTTATCCACCGGCTGCTTATTCAACAAAGCGGTGAATTTCTTTAATAACTGCACCGGGCTGTTGAGGTTAAACACCTCAGGATCGGGCTTACCACCTTTCTTTCCGGGTTTGGTCTGGAACTTGATCTGCCCCAGCGCGTTGCGGTGAAGTTTGTGCTCCTCGGGCAGCGCAGCATCAAAATCCTCGATGAACTTGTCGCCAATCTCGACGTGCTCAATATCAAGGTCCTCGATCAGCTGGAGTAAGGACTCCTTGTTGAAAGGAAGCCCGGTTCGCCATAAGCTGCGCCATCGCCGGCAACGCCTTGCACTCCAACTGCCAGGCAGGCATCAACGCACCAATCGCCATCTTTTGTACAACAGGCGTGTACAACTGGGTCAACACCACCACATCCTTGGCGGCGTATTCCAACTGAGACGTGGAAATATCACCAGACCAGTCGCTTTTCTGCTCTTCCTTGGAAATCTCAAAACCCAGGTGTCGCTTTACAACGTGCTGGAGCCCGTGCTTCACGTTCGGCAGTCCGTTCGTCAAGATCCGACTGGCGAGCATCGTGCAGAGCACCGTCCCTTCGGGATAAATCTCATGCTCCTGCAGCCACCCCAAGTCGAACGACGCATTATGCGCCAGCCAAGTCCTCTCTTGGCAGAAGAACTGCTCTAAAACAATCCAGTCCTCGTCGCTGAAGCTCCAGCAGTCCATCACGACTGGCGCTTGATCGAAAGTCGCCAGCTGCAGTAGTCTCAGGCCACCGTATTTCGGCTGGAGCCCGGTGGTCTCCACATCAAACGCCACGAAGTCAGCGCCGTCGAGCGTTTGCAGGTGCTTGATCCCTTGAAGAATTTTCATGCCTGGTAGGGCGTGTACTTTACTACTGTATCACGCCTTCTTGAAAAACGAGCACTCGTCAGCGAATCCGTCACCAGCCTCTGGAACGTCCAGCGAGCAACCTGCGTTCCCCCAAAACCCGCATTGCCGGCACGACAAAACCGGCATCGCTTTCGGCACCCTGCGCGGAATCTCCGGGCAAACTCGCCTGTACGACTTGCCAGTTTTAATCTGCTGGATCGACTGGCGTGCTGTACCCCAATACCGTGCGATCTGTGCATAGGGGCGTGTATCAAGCAGAATCTGCCGAATTTCCTCTTCCGAAAATTTAATCGGTTTACAAATAGCCTCACGCGGCAACTCAAACTGCTGCAACTCTTGCTTGTTGAATTGTGTCGTAATAGACCGTCCACTTATGCCCACAAGCACTTGCACTGGAACCAATAGGTAAGTCAATCCTTTCTTACTTTTCCACCGGTACGTCGAAACAATATTCCGAAAGCTGTGCGTGCAGCTCATCGCTCAAGTTCACGCTCCAACATCCATGCAGCACGAGTGCCACCAGAATTTTCTGCCAACCACTTTGCAATCTCGTCAATCGCAGCGCGGGCTTGCTGGTGCCAAGATTCATCAAGAGCACCTACGACATGATGCTCATCAAGCACTTCTACTACCCGTTCTTACCAGCGAACTTCTAATTTGATCTGAATTTGAAGTTGGCTTGAAGTGCTATCTTCTACTCCTTCGGCCACAATGTACGCGGATACCAGCGCCCATCTCAAGTTTTGCCACTCTATCAATCAACTGCCATTGATACGAAAGTTTGTACTCTCATCAAAACACCAGCTCAACAATTGTCTTCTAGTGTTTCAACCCTGGAACGCAATTCCAGCAAGCAAGTGGCATCTTCGCTCTCAGGAAAAAACTTTTCCTGCACTGTCTCCATTGTTCGGGCGTTGCTTTAGTACTCAGCCATTGAATTACTCCAGTGCACGACGAACGCAAACAACAGTTAATCGCAGTTGTTATAACCATTGCTCCATTGTTACCAGCGCAACGCTGTCCCATCTGCAACTCCTGTAAAAGTTGATAAGCAATAAACCCTAAAATACAAGTAACCAAACAGCAAACGTTAAAAATTTATCCATCAAGTTGCTCCGCGGCACGACGTAGCAAGGATCAAAGTCGCTCAGTCAGTTTCATCCCAATTTGTATGCGCGTTGGAGTTAAGACCGACCGAGTGCCCCTAACGCCTGCTCCTTCAAGCTCGGCGGCTTCGGGCGGCGGGCGATGCGGAGGAGGGTACAGGATCGTCACCATCGAGCTTGAGAAACGACTGCGCTTTGTACCACTGAGCCTATGCAATGCACAGCACGCCGCCAGTTCCTGGTCTGCGCCCCATTGGGCGGCGCGGGTGGCGACGTAGGGTTACCCAGCACGGCAGATCCATGTAGTCCGCTGCTTGGGCCTCTTTCCACCACTGCTTAACCAACTCCGGCGGCGGGGTGATGGGGTGGTCAGTCATTCCGATAAGCCTCCGTCGCCAACGTGTTAATCAGTCGGTTCAAATACCAGCGGCACTTTTCAGCATCTTCCAGCGGATCTTTCTTCAGCCACATCCGGCTGAGATACTTCAAACACTGCCACTGGAGCGAACCCGTCACAGCATCTGGAGCGGACTGAACCAGATCCTCCAAGATGTCAATGACTTCAAATTTCCCCGCCGTGTAGTGCTGGGGGTGGTGAACCTGATCGCCGGTTGAAAAGTTAAAAGTCGTCATCCTTTAGAAGCCTGAACTGCAGTGTCGCCGTAATAACGGCCAGTCATTGAGTAGTCCTTGCCCGGAAGCATGGACATGCGGTGGAACACGATCTGCCCAATCCGCATCCCAGGCCACAGAGCGACAGCGTGCATGGAGCGTGCGTTTTGCAACTCCAGCGTCAGCCGCCCCATGTAACCGGGGTCGATGTAACCCGCGAGAAGGTGCTCGATCCCCTCCCGCGCCCGGCTGGATTTGAGCGCCAGCTGCCCAGCAATACAGTCAGGCAGCTGGAACTCCTCCAACGTCTCCGCCAGCACGAACTCATGCGGCTGGAGCATGAACGGTTCTTCCTGCGTGTGCCCCGCAATCGAGCGGTGGACTAACTGCGGACTAACCGCATCCTCCACCAACAGGTTCTTGCCGAGTCTCACATCAAGACTCGCGGGATTCAGCAGCGCCTCATCGTAGGGGCTAACGAGATTCCGCCGCACCAGCGACACAATCTGGTGGTCACACAGGATCGACACGTCTCAGAGCACCACAGCGGTGGGCTGTTCCTGCTGGAGCACCACGTGCTTCCAAGTCTTGTTCCACTTGATGCAGTTGATCGTGGTGCTATGCACGCCAAAATCCCGAGCGATCTTGGCCACCGACTTACCACCAGCCGCCAACTGGCGCTTGATCTCCAGCACCTTCTTCTCCGTCAACGCCGCCCGCTTCTTGCGGCTGGACCCACGAGTCTTACTTTGAGACTTCGGTGTTTGTACGGATGTTGCCCGTACGATTTTTTCGCCGGCGAGCAGCGGGATGGTTTGCTTGGGCTTCGTCAGATCCAGCTCGATGTGCTGGCACGTATCAAGGGCAAAACGTACGTCGTCCAGAGCTTTGATGATTTGATCGAACTGTTTTCCAGAAAGGATGTACATGTCCATGAGGTAGAACGGGTGAAGTGTAGTACAGGATCAGCGAGAGGCGAGTTCAATCTCCAGGGCAGCCTGGAAATAGCCAGCAATTTTCATGCGGCGGAACTCAGTGCCAGCCTCGTCGGAGTGTTTCTCCTCCAGCTGGCTGTAGTTGTGCCGACTCTCGTGGAGCGCGGCCAGTGTTTCGACGTTGAGAATCTCCAAGTCCCGAAGCGGCAGCTCCTTAACTTTGTCGAGGTAAACCGTCCGCCCCAACAGGAAAGACCTGTAGAACGGAATCATGTTGTTCGGATCAGTCATCAATAACCGTTGGTGTAAATGCTCCAGCGCTCCCGCACCCAAGCGTCGTATTCAGCCGGCGTCGCAAAACGCCCCTGAAACTCCCTTGGGACGGAAGTAGATGGTTTAGCAGGTTGCCGATACAACTCGGCGATTTCCCCGGGACCGTAGCCCCGGGATTGGCGGTAATAGTCGTTGTACCAGTCGTGATTCATGCGAAATACCGTGGGTCTTGGTGTCTAATCTTGGTGAGATCCATGAGTCTCAATTTGAGAATCTCGTGGATGGCCAGCTTGGCGAGTCTGCTGGAGCAGATCGTGTCGCTGGTGGCAAACACGTAGATCAGGTGACGATAAAGCTGGGTCAGCGTTTTGGCGCGGACCCAGTGCGTATCGCCGGGAATGGGCTCGGTGCCGTACTCCCAGTCGTCGTAATCGTCGGCGTTGCGGAGTTCCCGCGATTCAGTCGTCCCAATCGGACGTGTCGAGCGGGGTCCAGTCGTCGATTCTGTCGGAGAGGAGTTTGCGGAGTCCGTCATCGCTGGCGGGAATCAAATCCTCTTCGTGAAGGTCGAAGGAGCCTCGGCACAAGGCAGGCCCCCACTCTGGTGGGTCGAGGCGGGTTTGCGGGATGGACCACCACCATGTCAGCAACAACGGCATCAACAACAATCCTGGTGCCACCATCTTCAAACCACAGATCCTCGATTTCCAATACGCAGGTCATTGGACCTCCTGTGCAGTCTGACGGCGTTCAATGCCATCCATCCAGACATCCCAGCTCATCTTGAGGAACTGCTCCAGGTCCTGAAGCTGCTGGAGTTGGCGGATGTCGTAGTTGGCGTTGAGTCCCCGCTCTTCGAGCGAGGCAACCTTCTGCTGGAGCATCATCACTGCCCAGCTGACCCCGAAGTACCAGGGGCTGAGCTTGGTGTTATCCACCTTGGTGTACAAAAAGTCGTCCATGTGCATCAGTAATAGAAAGGCACGCCGTTGCGGGCGTGCCCTTACTGTTGCACATAACCAGCCGAGCGTCCAGCCGGGCTGTTGCAATTCTTCATGTGGCCGTCAGCCCGAACACGACGACCGGCGGAATCACGTCGGCACCCCCAAGTCCTCCGGCTGGTACTGAGTCAGTACGCAGACGTCAGCCCCGCGCTGGAGCGCTTGGCCGACCATGTAGTGGAACTGAGCGTGGGCGCTCTCGCACTCCTCGATCTGGAACTCCTCGACCTCATACGCCTGGCCTTTGCGGTACCAGGCGATGCGGACGATGGCCAACAACTCGAAGGGAATATCCCCAACCGTGTAACCCAAGGTCGGTTTCCTGGGACGCTTCGGCTGGGGCGGTTCGGGCTTGGCCACGGGCTCTCTCCACAACAGCCAGGCGGCAGCCCGCACTAGCCCTAGAAGAAAGTTAGGCGCGTGAGGCACGAGCTGCCCTCCTGTAACGACACGGCTTGGTACACGCAGTATCCAGTTCCTCTTGAGTAGGTTCAGCTATACCTGTACCCACCACTTTTGTAACCTCTTTATATAAAATTTGCCCCAATCTATTTCTAACTGGTTTGCCAAATTTGTCTTTTATAGCTTCTTTAACTACAACTAACCGCCAATCGTTAACTTTTTGCACCCAAACAGCAAAGCGTTCTTCGTCTGTTTGTGGAACATAAGTGAGTTCCCCTCTCTTTGTGTAGTACTTCATTGCCACATCCTCGCAGCAGCATCAATAGCAGCTCGGATCTCTTCCATGGAGTAGTCCTCCCTTTGGGGGTTACAGAATCAGTGTCCCCTGTTCAAAACCCGCATCATTACAAGCAGTCTCGGGGGACAGCCATTTTCGTGTCCCCTAAATCGGCAGCATCTGCGGTGGGCGGTTGCTCCACGGCTTGAGGGGTGCCAGCAACATCCGCATTTAGGAGGGACACCTCCACACCCTGTCCCCCTAATTTTTCCAGTCCAGCACTGGTTTTATCCATAGGGGGACACTCTCTCTCACACATATCACGCGAGAGCTAAAGCGAAGTACCTCTTAACGCTGGAACCAACCCTTCTGGAGCTGGGTTCTTCTGTACTAAAAATCAAACCCCGTGCCTCCAAGCGCTGGAGCGCCTTCTTGATGCCCACCACGCTGCCTCCGCACAATGGGTCGGAGTGCAGATCCTGCCGGGTGCGACCCTCATTGCTTTTGGCGGCCGACCGCAACCGCTGGAGCACACGATCAACGATGGAAGCTGGCGTGGCGCTTTCGGTGGTCGAGCTCCACGTAGTCCTTCAGCTCAAAGGTCAGATCTTCCAGCATCTTGAGCAGCAACTTGCTGCCACCACGGCCTGCACGGCTCTTCTCCACCGTGATGAGGCGGCTGGAGAACCCCACACGCTCCATCTCCTTGTCAGAGGGCTTCCTGAGGCTCCATGCCTCGTCTACGGCGTCCCTGAGTGCCGTGGTCCCCCGGAACCCCCGGATTTGTTGCTGTGATGTACCACGAGGATCGTGCATGGCGGGAAGAGCCTTCCGTTGTTGTTAGCGCAGCCAGTAGAGCGGCCCAGCAAACTCCTTGCGATTTTCGTCAAACGCCGAGCCTCTACTGCAACCGGTGATGGAGTCGATCACCACCAATGCGGGCTTGTGTTTTTCAACGAGTTTGACAAAACGCAGATACCAGTTCAGATCCCAACCCATCACAACCCGGATTGGATCGTTGTGACCGAGTTCCAGGTCTTGCATCTGCTGCTTTACCTGAACTTCGGACTGGTCACCGTTAAGAATCAGAACTTTCCCCTGCTGCACTGGTACATCAGCACCTCGAATGGAAAACGGCAAACCACGAGCAACATGTTTTGCCAGCGTCCACGCGGTCATGGATTTGCCATCACCACCAGCCCCGTGGATCATCACGACACCGGGTTTAGGCAGCAAGTCAGGAATCAGATAATCCAACTGGACCTCTTTATCCAGCAAAACTCCAATTTCCATATCGTCATCCCGCTGTTCGTACTGGATCTGACTAATCAGCAACCTCTCTAGCGCCCCCGCATCCCGATAACCGGCTTCAAGCGCCAAAGCGTTCATGCGGTGAGCCATTTCAGCCGGGTTATCCAGTTCTTGCGATTTCCTTGGCACGACTAATGACTTCGCCATAACTAAGGGTTACGTGCCGAATCCTTGTAACAGTGTCGGCCTCAACATCGGCCACCACTTTCCGCAAATCCTCAGCAAGCCACAGCCGCCCCGGCATCTGCTGGTCCGCCATCCAGAACAAGCGAACCGAGGCTTACGGCCCCTTTGCGGAAGCTCTTCCAAACGTCTTCACAGGGATTGGAGCCCGTCCACTCGTCGGCATATTCGGGGTCTTCAGCCGACCAAGCTGCCCACAACGTCAAACCAACGTCGTTTGGCAGTTCGCTGTGGATCGCCATCCCCACCTTCACCCAGTGGTCCCGGCTGCCAGCCCCCTGCCCAGGAATAACTTTCAGAGCGGACTGAATAATCTCAGCCACCTCAGCCGGGTCTCGATCCGAGAAATCCAGCGCCTTCCTGTTCTTAATGAAGCCGGCATCCTCAACGCCTTTACCAAAACGGTCACGCATTTCAGCCAGCAAGCCACTCAGGAGCCTCTGGAATCGCCTCTAGATCGCCTTCAAAGCCATAGAAGCCCTCCGGTGCCTTGCCGTCCTTAGAGCCCGGATAAGCGCCATACAGAAGCCCCTGGCGCTTATGCCACAAGACCTCATAACCCGCACCAGTATCTGAAAGTCCAAAACCTTGTCACAGATCCCCACAGAGCTCCTTAGGGATCCGGAATAAATATTTTGCGGCGTTGGCTTTTGTCGATGGTAACGACTGGAGCCCCATCCAAGGTGGAACCCCAACGCTTTTTCGCAGACGGCTGAGATTCCGGTCAACGTCAAGGATTACAAGTCCGTTGCTACGCGGGCCTGTCCACACACCAACGGCTTTGAACTGGTCTGCGGCTGACGCTCAATTTGAAGTGCTACATCAGCACCATTCATATCAATGGTCCCATGCCCGTCTACAGGGGCTGCCTTGCCCTCGCTGACTTTGCCGCTAGGCGTAACCACTCCCTTTTCGTAGATCGGGGTGTACGCCATCCCAACCGGCAGCTGGCGCACGAAGGCCAGCAGGTCTTGCGTCTTACTAGACACGTTGTTAGACTCCTACAGTGTTGTGTTACACGCGCCCTGGCTGCCGTCCGCAGCTGGGGCGTTTTACTAGGCTAGCCAGATCGTCAATACCGTGCTACTGTTTCACACGTTGCCCTCGGGCGACCACAAAAAACACGGAAACCACAATGCCTTTCCTTTCCAAGCAAGCCTCCGCAGCCGTCAACAACAGCTCCACCGGTGGCGGCTACCTCAGCCTTAGCAAGCTGGCTGACGGCGGAACCGTCCGCTTCGCGCTCCTCACCGACGAACCCCTGGAGGGTTACGAGTCCTGGGGCTCCAGCAACGGCACCAACAAGCCGTTCCGTTTCGCCGAAGAGCCCACCTACGAGGACATCAAGGTGGAAATGGGCGAGTTCGAGCCCCGCGAAGGCCGCGGCGGCCCCGGCACCGCAGACGTGAAGTTCTTCATCGCCATGCCGGTTTACAACTACGACTCCGGCAAAGTCCAAGTCCTGCAGATCACTCAAAAGTCCATCATCAAAGAGCTGGATCAAATCAGCCAGATGGAGGACTACGAGAACCTGCTGGAGTGGGACTTCACCGTCAGCAAGAAGGGCAGCGGCCTGCTCACCGAGTACACCGTCCGCCCCGTCCCCCGCAAGAAGGGCAGCCAAGAGCACATCGACGCCGCCTGGCTGGAGGCCAAATCTGAAGGCTTCGACATCACCCGCCTCCTGGATGGAACCAACCCCTTCAAGGCAGGTTGATCGCCACTAAATAACACTGCCCCGCCATTGTGCGGGGCTTTTTTCTTGGTATTATGAGAGTGGGAAAAACTATTCAAATGCCTTCAAATACGCAAGACACCTTGGCAGGACTGCGTAAATGGCGGCTGGAGCGTGACGATACAGGCCCGCACCGCGTCTACCGAGACTCATCCGGTAACGTCTACACTAGTGTTACACACATCCTGAAGGAAACAAGCGACACGAGCGGCCTGGTGCGTTGGGAGCAACGCCTGGGACCCTCCGAGGCTGGAGCGCAGAGGCAAATGGCCGCCACCCGCGGCAATCTTGCCCACAACCAAGCCGAGTATCTGCTCAAGACTGCCCAACAGCTGGCACGCAACACCGCCAACAAGCGCAACGCGATCAAATGGGATGAGCTGGGACTGGCACGTATCCCCGCCCCGATCACACAGTGGGCACTCAAGCGGGTGAGACCCAACGTTCCCAAAGTTGGATTCAGCGCCGCGGGCTACGCAAGAGGCTTGTCTGACTGGATCACAGAGCACGCCACCGAGATTTTCGCCTCCGAGTTCAGCATCCACCACCCGGCTGGATTTGCTGGAACAGCAGATGCCTTACTGTGCCTCAAGGGCCATTCAGGGTTAATTGTTGCTGACTGGAAAACCTCAGTAAATCGTAAAAACCTCGATTCATCCCATAGTTATGTACATCAATGCGGCGCTTATTCTCTTGGACTTACACATTTAACCGGCTTAAAACCCTCTGGAGCAATCATCGTCCTGGCGCGTCGTTGTGGTACGCCCCAAACCCATTCACTAGACGCCGATGACTTGAAGAGAGCCGAGGTCGCTTACCTGGAACGGGTGGAACGCTACTTTGAAGCCCTGCAAAACCCCATTCATGCCGCATGAACTGCCCCTAGGCATAACTTGCCAGGTATGTCGCTGGTACGTATCTGACACCTGCCGGCGCCATTCACCCAGCCATTCAGGATGGCCATTCACCACAAGCGATGCCTGGTGCGGCGACTGGGAACACCGCTGGGAGCTGGTGGATGGGCAGTGGCAGAGGGCTGTAAAAAGCCATTCATGTCTCGGGCTGGCGCCCTCGACGAAAAGCCATTCATGACTGCCTAAAAGTCCATTCATGCCCTGGTGCACTGGTATCGTCCGGCGGCGGATGTAGCACGCGTGCTACGTGCTTAGCCCTAGGGGTTCTCACAGTGCGTCTCATGAGTCTCACCCATGGGAGAGGGAGTGCCCCCACCGCTGGGGTGAGGGCTGGGGCATCAGCTGGAGCGCTTCCGGGGCTCGCAGGCTTGCGGGGTTTGGTGATGCCGGCATCCGTGCGCGGCTTGCGGCTGCACGTGCTCGGCTGGCGCCTCGCACGGGTTGCGCGGCGTTATCGTGTGCGCGCAAATTCTGCACTGTGAATTCTCGGCAAGCCAACCGGCACCAGCATCGCCTCGGGCAGCTAAGGTGCCCCCGTTGCGCTGTTGGCACTGATTCCAATACCGCCTGGGATTCTGTAGACTCGACGCAGCTTCCCGGATGCCCTCACCTGATCCGTGCAGCTGGTGCCAGATTCCAGCGGTAGAGTCCCAGCCACTGGCCTCCGGGCTGAGGGTGTCGAGCAGTTCACGCACAGAAGCGCAAATCCCGGAGGGCTCGCTTCTGCCTGACGCAGAGATCTCGTCGGTCAAGGTCGCGCTTGATCCGCTTGCGAGCCTCAGCTTTGCAGCTTCGCGGGTGGTGTTCCAGTCTCCGCCGCTCACACCGCCTCCAGCTGACCGTGAGCACCGGATTCACGCCGCGGGCGTTTTATGTCGCGCTGGCGGCCACGGGTGAGTAGGCCGCGGGCCTGCAGCGATTCCGCGATGCGGATGATCTGCTGGCTGGGGCAGTGCGACGAAGTGCGGGCCGGGATTGTGGCGCAGGAAGTTAAGCCAGTTTCGCTGAAGCGGGCCTAGCGGTCGGTTGCCGAAGTTGCGGTGGCATTGTGCCGTGGGTTTCGGTACCCTCCAACAGTATCAGCACGCCGGGAGGCTTGCAAGGGTGCTCTCATGCTGTACACTACGGGAGCACTTCGGCGAATCCTGCCATGCGACCCACAGCTTCCCCCGCTCTGCTGGAGCGAATCGAACGTCTCGCCGGATGCTCCGGCCACTGGATCCTGATTCGAGACGGTGAGCCCGAGACAGACTGCAGCCACCAGTGGCACCAGAGTCCGGAGGATCACCTAGCAACCTGCCTGTCTGAGCGGTGGCGCGGCGTCTCCCTAGGTTTCGTGCCGTCGTATTGCGGCTGGAGTGATTACAGCAACACCGGATTAGTGGGCCTGTCCAACTTCCGGGTTCTCACCGATTCCGCCAGCACTCCCGACCCCCACGGCGGCATCCTGACTGTGGGTTACGGGTGGAACGGTGAGGGTGTGGTGTTGGATCTGTTGCGGGTTCCGGCTGACGTGCTGGAGACGGTCGAAGCTCTGGAGAATTCCCCTGATCTCAGAGGATGACCACAGTCAACTTGAATGGGACGGCATCGCTTCCGACTGGGGCGGCGAGAGCATCGCCGAGCGGGTGCGGATGCTGCAGGATCTGGGGTTGTGCGTTTTTGCGGCCCGTGATGATTCCGCACCCTGGCGCGATGATTCTGGTTTCGACCGGCTCCGGAATTTGATTCTGGAAAACCTGAACGCTTACCCTACGACGCTGGCTTGACGCCGGGCCGGTTCCGGTTCTACTATTCACAATGACAGCCCTACCCTAAGGCTCACCCCATGACCCGCTACAACTCCGAACAGCTCGATTCCGTTCCGTGGATCGTGAGCTGCGATACCCTCCGCATTGAGGATCTGCTGCCCAAGTTCTGGAGCGCCGCCGAATCCCTGGCGGTTCTGGCAGATCGACCCCAAGCGATCAACGCCGCCACCCTCGCCAGCCTGAACCGCCTAGTCGGTGAGGATTCCAGCGAAGCCGACTGGAACGACGACGAAGCGGCGCAGACCCTAGAAGAATTGACCGACGCGCTGCAGGATCTGGCACCCTGCGGCTTCTACTTCGGAAGCAGCGAGGGCGACGGTGCCTGTTTCGGGTTCTGGCCTGACGAATCCTGGGCGGAAGCGCTGGAGCTTTTCGGGCTGGGCAACGATGACCCCACCGGCTGGGCTGTCGTTGATTGCTGAGCTAGACGACGACGGGATCGACCCCAACACCGCTGAGGATTCGTACCAGGGGCGGGCCGAGGGATGGAGCGAAGAACGGGCCGGCGCAGACTACGCTCAACAGCTGGCGGAGGATCTGGGCGTCAAGTTGGATCAAATGGAGTGGCCGCTAACCTGCGTCGACTGGGCCGCCGCTTGGCGAGAGCTTGAGATCGGCGACGGTTACAGGCTGCACAGTCTCGGCGGTGGTGACTGGTTGGTCTTTAACGGGGTCTAACTGGCACGCCCACCGATCAACGGCCCGGCTATCCTGCCGGGCTTTTTTGCTGCGCGGCCTGCGGCCGCTTGCAAAACGTGAGAGCGCAGAGGGTAGCATGGGGCCAGCAAGTTAGCGTTACAGCCGGTGCCCGAATCCGAAGGCCAAGAAGTAGTAAAACCTACAACCGTTGCCAACGATGAGAGCAAGCGGTGGCGCGGTGGCCGTAGCACCCAGGCCCGGATGGATGAGCGCATTAACTACGCTTACAGCCTTTTGTTGGAAGGGAACACCCGCCGCGCTAACGCCGAACTCGTTGCGTCTCGGTTCGGCATCAGTATTCGAACCGCTCACGATGACATCTCAAAAGCCATGCAGCTTTTGAAAGAAGAAAGACTAGAAGATCGCACCGAAATGTTGAACATTATCACCGCGTCACGGTTAGCTGTACTTAAAAAGGCAATTCGCAAAGGAAACTATCAAGTTGCCTGTCACCTTTTAGATAGCTTGGGAAGAGCTGCTGGCGAACTTTCTCAAGAAGTTGCAAGCCAAGCCGCGCCCCAGTTAGCTATAACTATTGAAGATAAACGCGGCGACGCGCCAAAAGGCCATTCATAATTGCCATTCATAACTGCCTGGATTGCCATTCATAATTGCCATTCATACATGCCCGCGCCAGGGCGCTAGTACACATGGCCTACAGCACAGGCGTACTATAGGTCTGGTGTACTACAGCACAGGCGTACTATAGGTCTGGTGTACTACAGCACAGGCGTACTATAGGTCTGATGTACTAGTGTCGCAGGGTAGTACGGTTGCACTAGCTTGGGGATCCTAGCATCCGGCACCCATAAGCTATTTTAATCTGTAACAGTATTGCCAAGCGGTTCGAATCCGGTCTATAAAGGTCGGTAAGCGGATCCGTTCCGCCACACCCAAACCAAGGGACCCCACAATGGAAACTACCCAAACCGTCACCATCACTGTTGCTTCCACTGAGAACGTCTCACTCTTCGAGTGGAAGAATAAGACCCGGATCCAGGTGACCGAAGCCCGCGGTCGCATGGCCGAGGTTAGTGAGATTGAGACCGACGAACTCTTGTGCGGCGTCAGCTACTGGATCCGCCGTCTTGTGGATGACAGCAGCCGCACCGATCGCCAGACCCGAATCCTGACTGAGATAGCCACCAAGCTGGCGCAGTTGCAGTCTGAGCAGGTTGCCGCATGATCCGAGCCGTTCGCCTCATGCTCCTAGGAGCGCTTCCGTTGCTGCCCACCCTACTGATCCTGTTTTTGCTATGACAGCCCACGTCATCACCGGCCCCCAGATCGACCGCTTCCGACTCTATGCGCTGACCTCAGCGCTCCAGCTGGAGCTTAAGGGTATGAAACGCCGCGGCCCAAGCGCCTATTCGATCCTTAAAAGTGAGCACAACCTAAAAGGATCGAGGGAATCAGTACTAGCACAAGCCCGGCAAATTCTCGCCAGTTCTTAACCTAAACAGTAACGCGGCCCGTTATACCTTACCGGGCCGCCTATTTTTATACTTAAGGGGGCAGGGTTCGAGTTATTTTTGCGCGTAGGCAGGGTCCGGGGAACCTACTGACACAATCCAAATTTATTCTTCTGTACTACACGGGGGTAGGGTAGCAATTCCTGGCATACACTAGAAGGTACCCGTTTACTACAAAATGCCCACCGAGGCTGGAACACTCTCCCTCCGCCACGCCCAAGGGCAAGTTTTCACCAGCCGCAAACGTTTCAGAGTATTGGTAGCAGGACGCCGCTTCGGCAAAAGCTACCTCTCGTGTATCGAATTGCTGCGTGGGGCGATCGAAAGGCCGGGCGAAACATTCTTCTACGCGGCCCCTACATACCGGATGGCGAAGGACATCGCCTGGAAGGTAATGAAGAAACTCGTCCCCAAAGCCTGGATCAAGAGCAAAAACGAGACCGACCTCAAGATTGAGCTGGTCAACGGCAGCACGATCGAACTGAAGGGCACCGAAAACGCCATGGCCTTGCGCGGCCGCAGTCTGGCTGGCGTAGTGCTGGACGAAGCCGCGTTCATGTCCGCCGACGTCTGGTTCGAGGTGATCCGCCCCGCACTCGCCGACAAACAAGGCTGGGCACTTTTCATCTCCACCCCAGACGGCACCGCGAGCTGGTTCTACGACCTCTGGTGCTACTGCGAAAACGACGACCCGGACTGGCAACGCTGGCAGTACACCACCATTGACGGCGATAACGTCCCCCCGGAGGAAATCGAAGCCGCCCGCGCCCAACTCGACGCCCGCACCTTCCGCCAAGAGTTCGAGGCCAGCTTCGAGAATCTCAGCGGTCTCGTCGCCGTCTCATTCTCGGACGCCAACATCGACAAAATCGTCCAAGACCTCCCCGTCCTCCCCCTCCTCCTTGGCGTGGACTTCAACGTCGACCCCATGTCCGCCGTCTGCGCCGTCAAAAAAGGCGACGTCCTCTGGGTCTTCGACGAAATCATCATGCGCGGCGGCGCCACCACCTGGGACCTCTGCGAAGAAATCCAATCCCGCTACGGCGTGGAGCGCCGCATCATCGCGTGCCCCGACCCCACCGGCGGCGCCCGCAAAACCAGCGGCGTTGGCGCCACCGACCACAACATCCTCCGCAAATCCGGCTTCACCGTCTCCAGCCCACGCAACCCGTGGAAAATCCGCGACAAAATCACCTGCGTTAACACCGCACTATTAGATGCGTCTGGAACACGCCGCCTCTTCATCCACCCCCGCTGCGTGGAACTCATCAAATCCCTCCGCACCCTCACCTATGCCCCCAACACCGGCCTCCCCAACAAGAACCTTGGCGTGGATCACGCTTTCGACGCTCTTGGGTATTTATGCCTACAAACCTTCAATTTGGCCAAACCTGAATCGCTCGGAAAAACAACTTATCGTGTGTGGTAAGCACGTACACCATCAAAATGGCCGCCAAAAAACCGACCAAAGCCCAGAAAAAGGTCGCCAAGGTGATGCGTGAATACGGCAAAGGCGAACTCCACTCGGGCAGCAAAAAAGGTCCGGTGGTGAAATCCCGCAAGCAAGCCATCGCCATTGCCATGTCCGAGGCCGGCATGACCAAACCCGCCAAAAAATCCACCAAAAAAGGTAAAAAGTGATGGCCAGCCGCAAAAAACCCGGTCTTTATGAAAATATCCGCCGCAAACGGGAGCGGATCGAAGCCGGCAGCGGCGAAAAAATGCGTAAACCGGGCAGTGCTGGCGCCCCAACCGCCAAAGCCTTCCGCGAATCCGCCAAAACCGCCAAAAAACGCAAAAAGTAAGCCATGGCAATCGACGGCGGCATCATTTACGACGGCGAACTCACCGTCTGGGACCTTGGATCCCGCACCACCACGGGTTTCTTCACCAGCAACGAAGCCGTCGCCCTCAACTGGGGTATCCAAGTCACCGTCTCCGGCCTAACCGGCGGCGGCAAACAAGCCGTTTTTGATTTTGACGGCAGCCTCGACGGCACCAACTGGGGCCACCTAACCGTCGTTACCAAACACGCTGGGGCGTACACGATTGACGCCGACCAAACGGTGATGTATTACGTCCAAAACCAACCAAACCGCTTCATTCGCGTCCATCTTTTAACACTTACCAGCACCAATACAACTACTGTTTCAGTCAAGTTGGGTGCGATGTAATGACAATCCAAACCGTCACTGGCAACTGTCTCCACGTCGAAATTGACGGTGAAGAAGGCACCACAACGGCCACTTTTATCTTCAAAACCCCCTCTGTACCCGAAACTCTCGGCAACTTCATCCGTATGCTTGCCATGGGCATCGAAGTGCTGGTGCCCATTGACGACCCCGACGACGAGGAAGCTGACGATGATTGAGTATCGCGGCGAAAAATTCGAGGGCTACAACAAGCCCAAGCGCACCCCCAACCACCCCAAAAAATCCCACGTCGTCCTCGCCAAAGAGGGCGACACGGTAAAACTGATCCGCTTCGGCCAACAAGGCGTCTCTGGATCACCCAAACGCGAAGGCGAATCCAGCGCCGACCGCAAACGCCGCGAATCTTTCAAAGCTCGCCACGCCGAAAATATCTCCAAAGGCAAAATGTCCGCCGCTTACTGGGCAAATCGCACCAAATGGTGACTACCTTCCTTCACATTTATGTATCCACATTTTCAATTCTTTCACATAAATCCTAAGAAACTGCGCTTTCTCCAAGTGCCAAACATTCCCAGTCTTCATGTACTGGTGCGTGTGATTATCAATTCCTTTGAGCGCGTGATGAATTACCGCGTTCCACGGCTCGCGCACGGGAGTATTCCACTCGCGCATGGGACACACTCATAATCCCAATGCCAAAATAGGTACAAAGTAGGAGTCCAGCCGTGGTCTACAGCGCCAACATCCCCCCGACTGGAGCTGTAGTCAGCGAGTCTCCATTTGTCCGCAGCCTCGAAGTCATCGGCATGATGCCGGACTGGAGTGTGATGGCTGCCGTAACCCGCGGCACCAACTACATCCGCGACCTGAGCGAAACATATTTGCCACAAGAACCACGAGAAGACGATGACGCCTACGAAACCCGCGTCGACCGCAGCGTCCTCTCGCCTTATACCAGCCGCCTCATCGAAACCGCCGCTGGAGCCATCCTCCGCAAACCCATCCACGTCGAAGGCGACGACTACTGGCTGGAACTAATCCAGAACATCGACGGCCTCGGCTCCAACATCAACGAATACGCCCGCCGCGCCCTCGTCAGCAGCCTCACCTACGGCCACAGCGCCATCCTCGTCGACTACCCGGCCGCCGCTGGAGCGATGAATCTGGCGGAAGAGCGTGCCATGGGCCGCCGCCCTTACTTTGTCCACGTCGACGCCGCCCAAATCTGGGGCTGGCGCAAAGAGGCCGTCACCAACCGCCTCCTCCAAGTTCGCATCCACGACTATGACGTCCGCCCCCTAAACGACTTCGGCGAGGAACAGATCGAGCAAATGCGGGTGATCTATCCCGGCCGCTACGACCTGTACACGCTCGGCCAAGAAGTCGTCGAATTTAGCGAGTCCGGCGGCTACAGCCTCGACGAAATCCCCCTGGTACCGATCTACAGCAACCGCCGCGGCCTACTTACGTCCCAACCGCCACTGCTGGACATCGCCAACCTCAACATCACCCACTACCAACGCCAGGCGGACCTTATTCACGCCTTGCATATTGCCGCCATGCCCACCCTTGTTTTAGAGGGCTGGGACGACACAACCGGCAGCGCAACGATGGGCGTGAACTACGCCATCGCCATGCAACCGGGCAACAAGGCTTACTACGTCCAAGCCGACGCCACCAGTTTCGACGCCCAGATGCAAGAACTCCAGTCACTGGAGAGTCAAATGTCCACGTTGGGCGTGACCAAACTCTTCGGCCAAAAATTCGTCGCCGAGTCTGCCGAGGCCAAACGCATCGACCAAGCCCAGTCGAACAGCGTCCTCTCGATCATCAGCCAAGAACTGGAGAGCGCCCTCAATCAAGCCTTCGAGTTTGCCGCCCAATACGTCGGAATCGAACCACCCGAGATCACGATCGACCGCGATTTTGACTACTACCGCCTGATCGGCCAAGACGTCGCCGTCCTTACCCAACTCAACCAAGCCGGCAAGATCAGCGACTCAATGCTGCTGGAGATCCTCCGCCGCGGCGAAATTCTGCCCGACACCGTAAACATCGAGGACGAGATCGAAGCCGCCGGCAAACCTGCCACCGCCATCACCGAAGAACCAGAAATAAACGAAGAGCCTGGCTCTCAAGATTCCATGGACGAATCAAAACCTTCTTAACTGTTAAAGTACAAACGTCCAAGTAATACACAACCGTGCCCGAAGACCAGCAAGCAACAGCCACTCCCGTGGAGCCTGTTGCCCCTCAGCCTGTGGCTGAAAGCTCCGATCTGGCCACCCAACTCGAAGCCCTCCGCTCCAAAAACCAGGAACTTATCGCCGAGCGCCGTAAGGACCGCGAAAACCGCGAACACCTACAAAAACAGCTCGACGAACTCCGCCTGGCACAAGAAACCGCCAAAACCCAAAAATTGGCAGAATCCGGCGAATTTCGCACCCTTTGGGAGGAAGCCCAACAAACAGTTGCTGACCTCAAGCAACAATTAGCCACCAAAGAATCCGAGGTCGAGCAAATCAAACAAGGCTATACACAAGAACAACTCCGAGCCAGTGCAATCGGCCAACTTTCTTCTGCTGGTGCGCTTGCACCGGATCAGCTGTATCGTTTAGTGCAGGAGAATCTTCGCGCCAAAGAAGGACAGCCTGTGGCTTATGTCGGCGGCGTGGAAGTTCCGATTGGCGAGTATATCGCCAATCTAAAAAACCCCGGCAGCGGTTACGAGCATCATTTTGCCGCTACGAATCGCGCCGGCATGGGTGTTGCGGGTAGTGCCCGTACCACCGCTCTTCCCGGCCAAGTCAACCCGTGGCTAAAGGAGACCTGGAACGTCACTCAGCAAATGATGATGTTGGCCAGCGATCCCGACAAAGCACGGCTACTCAAAGCTGAAGCCGGCCTCAAATAGCCCCTGTGGGGCACATCTCCGCAAACCCTTCATAGGAGCCCACAATGGCTGCTTCTCTCGAAAATTATTCCGGCGGTACATTCCTGTCGGATCTCGTCGCACGTCCCGAGTTCCTTGCTTACACCAGCGAGGGCATCTTCGAGCAATCGAAGTGGATCCAAAGCGGCATCATCCAGCGCAACGCTGCTCTTGACGCCCGCGCCGGCGGCACCCGCGTGCGCGTGCCTTTCTTCGATCCCATCAACCCCACCGAAGAGCAAATCCTCTCCTCGGCCGCTTGGGGCACCTCGACTGCCGGCTATCTGACCCCTCAGAAGTCGACCGCCGACGAGCAGATCATGACGATTCTGCATCGTGGCTTTGCCTATGCCGCAGACGACCTCAGCAAACTCGGCTCCGGTGCCGACCCGCTGGCTCACGTCCGCAACCAGCTGACCGCCGCCATCAACAAACTGAAGACCACCACGCTGATTAACCAGCTGCTGGGTCTGTTCGGTGGCATTTCCGCCGCTGGCGTGATTGGCGCCAACCAACTGAACGCCAGCTATGCCGGCGTGCCTGGCTCCATGGGCGAGGCCAACTACCTGACCGCGGCGAACGTTGTCAAAGCCAAAGCCAAGCTCGGTGAGCGCGGCGACGAGCTGGACACCATCGCCATGCACTCCAACGTGGCCTACTACCTCCAGCAGGTGGGGATGCTGACCTTCAGCACCTCGGCTCTGGCAGCTAGCGGCGCCATCACCTGGGGTGGCGGCGGCATTGGCGTGGGTCAAGCCGAAGTGGCCACCTTCGCCGGTCTCCGCGTGGTGATCGACGACCAACTGACCTACCTGACCGGCGGTACTGCCACCCACGCGGTGAAGTACCCCGTCTACCTGTTCAAGTCTGGCGTCGTTTCCGAAGGCATCCAACAGGACCTCCGTCTGGCCGCCGACCGCAACATCCTGTCCATGCAGGACGTGATTGCCGTCGACTACCACTACGGCTTCCACATCACCGGCACCAAGTATTCCAACGCCACCGATAACCCGACCAACGCTGGTCTGGCTACCACCGGCAACTGGGGCCTGGTGTACAGCACCACCAAGATGGTGCCGATCGTGCGCCTGCTGGTGAACACCCCCTCGGACACCACCGCCTACGCCTGATCTCTAGGCAAAACAATGGCCCCCTTACGGGGGCCTTTTTTATTGCCTATCAGCCTTCCAAACCCAACCTAACTTTCTCTTGCCGCTCGAACACCTGAGCAGTATCAATCGCCATTTTGTACGACTGGAGAAACACCTGATTCACCAGCACATACGAAACTTCCAGCTTTTCGCAAATCTCTGGCACGTTGGCACCAGCTTCACGCAGCTTTTGAATTTCTTCAGCCACATCAGCCCACACCCGAGGCTTTGTGGGATCGGGAGTGGACTTAACCACCACCTCTTCTACGCTGGTGTCTGCGGTAGCAGCTTTACGGGGAGTCATGCGACAAGTCCGTTTATTCGTACTACAGGATAACCGCCGCAGCTTTATTGATGTTCCATACGGTGAGCACGCTGAAGTCCAGGCCGACCTCGAAATGGCTGGCGCCGAGGTTTACCACGCCGCCCTCCTTAGCTCACCCCCTAAATCAAGAAAGTTTCTGACTGGAGCTAAACTCAAGAAAAGACTGTATTAAGCCGTGGCTGCCACGATCGACGCCACAGTTGGTGGAGCCTCGGCCAACAGCTATGTCACGCTGGCCGCTGCCGACACCTATTTCGAGACCACGCCGGAGTCTTCCACCTGGTCCGATAAGACCAACGACGCCAAAAACCGCGCCCTCATCTCCGCCACCCGCTGGATCGACGCGCTGACGTTCTACGGCGACCGCTGCTCCACCGCCCAAGCCCTCAAGTGGCCCCGCGAAAACTACACAGTTGACGGCATCGACCTGGCCTGCACTTTAATTCCAACCGAAATCAAGACTGCCACCTACGAGCTGGCACGCGCCCTCGCCAACGACACCGACGCCATCACCGGCAGCACCGGCACCACGGGCATCTACGACCAAGTTGAACTCGGCGAACTGAAGGTCAAATACAACAAGTCCAGCCAAACCAGCGGCGTCATCAACAACGTCTTCGACGTCTACCCGTGGCTCCAGTCCTACCTCGGCGCCTACTGCATGGGTGGGGCAGCAAACTACGCCGTCCGCCTGCAGCGAGGATGACATGGGCCTGATCGACACCACATTCGCCCCAATCCCCACCTCACTCCTTGCCGACTGGGGCCAGACCATCACGTACATCAAAACCACTACACCCCGCACCTACGACCCCACGACTGGCACAGTCACTGGCGCCGACACTTCGGTAACACTGAAAGGCGTTATTACCCGCCTTACCGCCCGCGAATCCGAAGGGCTGTACCAGTCCACCGACCTGAAGGTCATTATCGGCAACAGCGAGCTTGGAACGTATTACCCAACAGAAGCTGACCGCATCCAGTACACCCAAGCCGGCGTAACCCGCGAGGCCAAGATCATCTCGATCAGCACCTACCGCGGCGACAACCCCGTCTACCACACCCTCATCGTGAGGCCCCAATAATGGCCCGCAACCAATTACCGAAAGCACTTGAAGAACTGGATCGCGTCTTTGCTACAACGCTATTTAATGGTCCTAAACGCGCCGCAGAACGCGTTGTACGTGAACTCCAGCAAGCTGGCCCCAGTTGGACTGGAAAATTCTCCAATTCTTGGCAAATAGAAACCCCTACGGCTACAACAAAAGGCGATGGCCAACCTGGTGAACCGCGGACGATTTCAACCCGCTTGTTTCAGGACGCCAAGTAACTGCCAGTTTCCTTCTTAAAGACAAAGTTGTTTTCCGTATATCCAACTTTTCTCCCTATGCCGCAGAAGCCACGGACGAAGTACAAAGCACGTTTATACGCCCCAACGACGCCCCCATCCCCCAAACTCAACTGGGACTAAGTAAATGGGACCAGCGCGATTCAACCCGTCTTCGAAACACTTATCGAGGTCAAGTAGACGGCGGCCGCCCTAACGGAAGCGCAAGCCGCACAGCACCTTTGGACTGGCTTGCTACTTATGCTTCCGGTGGAGCTTTGAACAAAGCGGTGCAGATTGAAATGGACGCTGCCATGCGTGATCCTCGATGAACTACCAATCCATCCGCGCCGCCGTCGAAAATCCGCTGCTGACCGCATTTGGTGCACTGGTACCAGCAGTGCCGGTTTACTTTGACAACATCACCGCAGTCCCGCCCAACACGACCACCGAATACGTCCGCGTAAACGTCACCTTTGGCCTCACCAACGAACCCATGCTGACCACCAGCATGGACAACGCCCGTGGCGCCATCGTCATCCGAATCTTCACCGAAAAAGGCAAAGGTCCCGCCCGCAACCAAACACTGCTGACCACGGCAGTCAACGTGCTGGAGACCATCAACAACACCGCTAAAACAAACAGCGGCGTATTCATCCGCGTTGGCGAAATAAACGGACCGACATTTTCCGCTACAGAGGAAGCGCCACATTTCGTGGGACGAATTGACACCTCTTACGTGGCAACTGTTCTTTCGTGAGTAATGCTTACCACAGGCGCTAACCTGTGATAAGCCGGGCAGTGCCCGCCCCACATACCCCATTGGTACGCCCCTATGGCCACCACTGTTCTGTCCGGCACGTCCGGCGCTCTCTACTACAAACCCGCTGGTACGACCGGAACGTTCGGTGAGTCCGGCGTCAACACCTCGACCGAAACCATCACCGTCGAGACCTACCTGAACTTCAAGGTGGGCGACCCGGTGCAATTCAGCGTGGTGAACAGCCAAACCGGCGGCGCCGGAACCGGCACCCTTCCCGCCGGTCTTGCCTTGGCCACCACCTACTACGTGATTGCCTACACCGCCAGCACTGGTGCACTTCAAGTGTCCGCCACCGCCGGTGGTGCCGCTGTGAACATCACCGACGACGGCACCGCCGCCGCCCCCAACGAGTTCCAGGTGGCCTACGCCGAGTTTGCTGTGGTCGGCCAAGTCCGCGACTGGAGCTTCGAGATCTCCCGCGCCGAGATCGACGTCACCACGATCGGTCAAACCCCCGGCCAGTACGTGCCTTTCCGCAGCTACATCAGCGGCTTCGGCGACGGCTCTGGTACTGCCACCGTGTACATGACCAACGAAGATGCCGCCCTCTCCAACCGGATGGTGGAAGACGTGCTCCAGCGCCAGCAAAACGGTGCCGCCTTCAAGCTCTACACCGACCGTGTGTATAGCGGTGGCAGCCTGAGCGAAACCCTCAGCCGCTCGATCAGTTTCGACGCCGTGCTGACTTCCGCCAGCCTGAACATCAACCCGGACGACGCCCAATCGGTGACCGTCAACTTCCGTCCCGCCGGCAGCCCCACTTTCGATTTCGCTAAATCCTGATAACCTACGGATTAGTTGGGAACGAGACCCCGGCCTCACCGCCGGGGTTTTTTATTTCTAATCCGCTACAGTAGTGCCATACCCAATTTTCTGGTATGCCAGTTCCTGTCCGCGCAATCGACCGACTCCGCAAGGCCGCCAACCTGGAGCCCGTCAAAAAAGTCGTCGAACTGTCCGACGGCAGCACATTTGAAATGTGGGTGACCCCTTTGGTAGCCGCCGAACGCGAACGCGCCCAAAAGCAGGCCAAAACCGACGACGCCAACGCCTTTGCCCTCCAACTCCTCATCACCAAAGCCTTCGATGAGACTGGAGCAAAACTGTTCAGCCCTGGCGAGATCGACGTCCTCAAGAACGAAGTCAAGGACAAAGATCTCCAAGCCTTGATGCTGGCGATTCTGACGGACGACGCCGAGCCCATCGACCCAAAGAGCTGAGCGCCGAACTCCGCAAGGACAACTGGCTCCTGCTCCAATTCGGCATCGCCAAAGAGCTGGGGCTAACCCTTAGCCAAGTTCGGACCACAATGACCATCGAGGAGATCCTCGGCTGGAGCGCCTACTTCCAAATCCTGAACGAGGACCAACAGAAGGAACTCGACAAGGCCAAACGCCGCCGTTAACCCGGCGGCTTTTTTACACCGTAGACTGAAGTACCAGACTGTGACCTACCGCCGTGGCCTACAGAGCCGATATTGAAATTGCGGTTCGCGGTGCACAGGAACTAAAACGGCTACAAAACGATATAAGAGTCGCGTCTGACGCTGTTAACTCCCTTAATTCAAGTTTTGCAGGAGTCGCTAACTTAATCCCACGTAGTATTAACAACTTAAATAAAGTTGTAGCTGAAGCGGCTGCAAACTTTAATAAAGTTGCTTTGGGAACAGAAGAAGCATATGCAGCAGCAAAAGTATATGTAAACGCTACAAATGAGTTAAATAGTGGTTTAAGAGAACGTCTACGACTTACTCGGAATATACAAGCTGCTGAAACTGCAGCACAACGACGAATTGTGCCAACTGGTAACGCAGGTTACCGCCAGCAAATGCCGGCTCTTCCACCTGCAATGGTGCGGGCAAAAGAAATCCAGCAAAATTGGAATACATTCTTCAAAGACGCGGCAGAACTAGGTACCGATATACGTACCACAGCAGCTGCAAAAGGTATAAACCTTAAACAGAGCTGGAACACCTTCTTTACAGAAGCTGCAGAACTAGGTAGTGACCTAAAAACTACAGCAGCTGCAAAAGGTATAAACCTTAAACAGAGCTGGAACACCTTCTTTACAGAAGCTGAAAAAGTATCTGTTGATCTTTACCAACAAGCTCAGAAAACAGCTCTTGCTATACGAAGTAGAGAAGGTGCGGCCAGTGCAGCTGCCAGAGAGCGCCTTGCCGCCGGAATTGCACGTCCACGCGTAGGCGGAGGAACTTTTCCTGTAGAAGGTCCTATGCAGCTTATGGGAGGTAGAGCACAATCAATGCTTCCTGGAGCCCAAACAGCCGCTCGCGCAGGTTTCGGAACTTTGGGCAAGCGTATTCCAGGAGCAGTAAGCAGCGCAATTATTGGTGGTGGTTTTCCTCTGCTATTTGGTCAAGGGGCAGCCGCTGCAGCAGGTGGCGGTCTAGGCGGTCTTGCAGGCGGCTTGCTTGGTCGCGGGTTTGGATTTGCTCTATCTATTGCAGGTACGGCTATTGGTGAAATTGCGGGGCAAGCCCAAAAAATAAAACAACTCGGTGAAGACATCGGTTTTTCAGCGCAACAAGCGAATGTTTTAGGAGACGCTTTTAAAAAAGCAAATACGGACGTCGAAAAATTTACTGCAGTAATTCAAAACATTCGCGGTCTAGGTTTAGAACTTAAAGACCAAGCTGCCTTAATTCAAGTAGTAACAAATTTAACAGATAAATATGGTGGATCTTTCGACAAAGTAGGTAACGCTATTACATCTGCTTTGGAGTCAGGACGCGTTAGTCAAGCAACATTAAACCAACTAACAAGTCAAGGTATAAATATACAAGATGCTTTAGCTAAAAAGCTTGGAGTATCGCGAGATACTTTGTTGGAGATGGCCAAAAAAGGTAAAATATCTTTACAAACACTTGTCGATACTCTTGTACAAGTAGGTAATGCAGGTGTTACCGCAGCCGCAAAACCAAAAACCGGCTTCGATCAGTTAAGTAAGTCAACTAAGAATCTAGGAACTGCGCTTAGCGATCTCGGTAACGCGATTGTTAAAAATTTGACGCCAGCATTTAATTGGCTCGCTGAACGGCTAGCTGGCTTAATAAGTTTAGCTGCACAGGCAGTGCAAAATGTTGCTAAAGCTTTTAGTGGTGGTTCTTCTTTAGACGTAAAAGCTTCTGCGTTAGCTGGTAAAGCAACGCTTGAAAAATTTCCTGAGCTTAAAAAAAGACTTTCTGGATCTAAGTCTCCTTTAATAAGCGGTAACACGTTGACAGCTGGTGGTATAGCAGCTCTTAAACCTGTAGAACGTCAATTTTTTGAATCACAAGTCACTAAAGCTGCGACTGGACTACAAACACAGCAAACACAAGTTACAGGTGTAGATGTAAGTTCCTTAGGTCAAGCGCCACCTAGCCCTGGACCTAAAGGGCCTAGCGGTGAAAGTGAAGCTAAACGTTTAGCTACATTACTAATAAATCAAAAAGCTGCTACAGCGGAACTTCGCGCACAGTACCAATACAACCAACAAATTTTTGCTGCTCAAAGCGCAGGAAATGCCCAACTAGCTAGGCGTTTAAGAAGGTGAAAAGCAGTTAAGAGAGTGGGGAATCGAAACAGCTAAATTACTCGAAAAAGAAAAAACAACTGCTGGTCAGCTTGCAATAGCACAGACCCAGCAAGCTAAACAGGCACTTATTCGGCAACAGACAGAGCAGGATCTTGCCCGCATGGAGTTAGATCGTTTAGCTCCTGGATATGAAAGACAAACTCAACTACAAGAAGAAAACTATCTTCTTCAAGCTTCTTTGGCAGGAAACAGCAAACAAGTAGAACTGGAACTACGAAAAGCCGCAATCTTAAAAGGGGTAACAGATCCATTACAGGCAAAGATCTTAGTCACACTTGTTGAGCAGAATGATGCACTTAAAACTGCAGCAGAAAAACTCCAGATGGAAAAAAGATCTATTCGGAGGCATAGCATCAACAGTATCTGGTGTATTTGACGGCGCACTTACTGCGGCTGTAAGAGGTACAGAAGAACTAGGTTCGGCTCTGCAAAATCTTGCCGGCGACCTGCTATTTACGATCGGCCGAATGTTGATTATGTATGGCATTGCCCAAGCCCTTGGGGCTTTAGGCGGTGGCGACAAAGTTGGAATTATTTCGCATCTAGCCACTGCGTTCGGATTCAAAGGCGCAAAAGACGGCGCCTATTGGTCCGGCGGATTCCAAGCCTTTGCTGATGGTGGCGTAGTCACCCGTCCGACGATGGGCATGGTTGGCGAAGGCGGGCAGCCCGAATACGTCATTCCCGCCAGCAAGATGCGTGGCGCCATGAATCGCTACGCCGCCGGTGCCCGTGGTTCTTCCGTCATTCCATCCGGTTCCGATGGTGCCGGTGGCGCTGCAATAGGTGGTGGCGGTCCCATCGACGTGCGCTTTACGGTGGAACGCATCAACCAAGTCGATTACGTTACGGCAGACCAGTTCCAGCGTGGTATGCAACAGGCTGCCGCCCAAGGTGCCGCGCAAGGCGAACAACGCACACTCCGCCGCCTGCAATACTTCTACCGGCACCCGTAAACGGATCGGAATCTGATGGAACTCGCAATCGGCAACTTCGTGACGTTCAGCGAAGGCGTTACTGTCCGCCAACGTTTCCAGAACTTTTTTATCAGCGAAACCATTACCTGACGCTGGCTCGCAGTTTGGCTTTTTGCCGTTCGGGTTTTCGGGGGTTACTATCAACCGCACGGGCGATAACACCGAGGCAAGTCTGCTCCTGCCCAACAACGCACTCAGCCGTAACTGGGCGGTCGAAGCCCTCAATAAACGCTGGCTGGCACATGTTGAGGTGATGTTGCTGGATCCCGATAATCGAACCAGTTTTACCCAGCTCCATCAGTATTACGGTCTTGTTACCAGCGGCGCGTGGAAGGAAGCCGAGTTGACGCTGACTTTGAATACGGTATTGGATGCCGTTGGCGCCGAGTTCCCGATGCGGCGATTGACGCAGAAACTGATCGGCAACATTCCTGTAAGCAGTGGACTCAGTTTGCAGTGATCTGATTGGTACGCCCGTACCGCCTCGGCGCGGATGGCAGCGGCGACGAAATCGACTGCATCCACTTGGTTTACACAGTGCTGGAGCAGCTTGGCATCAACACTCCCCCTTCAACGACGACTGGTACACGGCTTCCAAGCGTGTGGTGGTGCGGGAGTTGCTGCAGTGGGGTCGCCGTATTCCACGACCCGAGTACGATGGGGACATCTCGTCGCTCCGCGAGAGTAATTGGGCATTTGCGGTGACATGGCAGACCGGGATCCTGTACGTCAACCGTTACCTAAAAGCAGTGGCTTGGGGTCCGGCGCAAATGTTTATAGCCCCCGTCTGCTTCCGTTCGAAAAACAACTTTGCGAAATAACAGGATTAAACGAAGCTGAGTACCGCTTTTCTGTAGCTGAAGCGTATAAGCACGCAAAAACACGACCAGCAGAATACGATTTAATACCTGATATAAACGCGGATGCCGCAACACTTACGGCACTTGCCATCAGTCTCTTCGTTGGCGCGGCTTCTACAGCGGCATCATATTTTTTAACGCCAAAACCTAGTGCGCCGCAATTCCAGCAGCAACAAGGTGGTGGACAGTTAAACCTTGCAAGTATTGTTGGCGGTCAACGATTTAGCCCCACTTTTGGATTTGACAGTCAGGCTGACCTTGCAGAATTACGGCGATCCAATCCCCATTGTGTTTGGTCGTTGGACTGGAACAACTGGTGGCATCTTGATTACACCGAAACTGGTGTGGTCGCGGATGTTCAGTTACGGGAGACAGCAAGGCGTCAAACTTTTGTTTGTTGTAGGTGAACAAGGCGTCACAGAAGGCGTGCGGCCTGACGGCATCGAACCACCTGCCATAGAAGGAATTTTTCTCGGCAATGGTGCGCTTGACACGATATACAACGAAAGCCTTTGCTTTCGATTGGAAGCGCGACGTAAATAGTCTGGTCAACCGCCGCATCCAAACATCGGACTTGCTGTACGGAACTCGTGGGACGTTAGCATCAGGCGACCCTGAAAGTCACAGCGATATTTTTAGTTGCCCCAGTCGCACACAAGCTAATGACGATGCCTTTTCTGCTGCACACGGTTTAAGCAACAACGCTGAACTTGGTTGTTACTCACCCATTGCAAATGGCAGCCACTACCGCGTCAACTGGCGCGTCATCGGCATCCCCCACCAACTTAATGTCCGCGACGATCCCGGCGAAAACCTGACCTATGAACGGGTCAAAATTGCCGGTGATGCCAACGGCACGGGTTATGTCAACGGCATTGATGACGGTGGAACATTCCGCGACATTCGTCCCCTTGGAATGGAAGGCACCGGACGTAACTACAGCCGCCGCATGGGCATTACGTCACTCAAAAAAGTAAACGTAGCAACGCACAATTACAATTCCCGATTCCACTGGCGTAGCTACACAGTCAGTTGGCGTAGGCGATGAAATTATTTTCACAATCGCCCATAACATGATTCCCAGTGATTTTTATAAGAGGACCGACCGCGAAATTAGCGTTGACGATATTAACGACGCAACTGCCGAGATGCGAATTGCGGCAGACGATGATATGCAAATAGGCGAAATTTTTATGATCGGTCGTACTACGTGGCAAGAAACAGCTCGTAGTCGGGCGCTTTGGTGAACGCGATGTTGTGCAGGCATCAGCTCATCACATTGAAGTGCATTGATGCTGCTGCATCCGCCAACAGCATTATCGGCATGGTGTCTGACTACACGCTGCGTTCTGAACTACATCGGCAACGATAACAATACGCCAACACAATACAACGCTGGATCAGCATTTTTCCCGTTGATGAAAGTAGCAGAAGCCAAGGTCCGCAACACTCGCCCGTGTGACGTTACCGAGTTTGGCATCCGCAGCAACGTATATCAAAGGCTAAACAATGTTTGCAATTTCAAGAACATCCCGAAGTCAGCAACTTCGCAAACTGAGACGAAAAGCGCATCCAAGTTTCAACTGGATCCATCAACGCTTACATCAAACGCGCTTCACTGTTTACCATCTTTATCCGTCCTGCTGGACTTAATCCTTCTGGTGTTGCTTACACATCGAAACCGATGGCGCGCAGTTCTGATGGTGATTGGAAGCCAGCCCATCGAACAGTACAACTTTATCCGTATCACCCATCCTGATAAGCGGCAATACGAGTACAAGTTCATTCCCAAAAACGGCGCCGACATCGGGTTTAATTCACCAGATACTGCAGAGTATTGGCATCTGTACAACGGTGGTTCAATTAGCAGCACATCTGAACGCCAAATCCTATCTGCTAACTACACCACCGCTTACGGCGTATTCAAAATCCAAGCCGTCGGAAGCAAAGTAACCAAATTAGATATTCAGCACAACGACGAATTTAGAAATCTCCCAACCTTCCTAGATCGCACTGTTGTAAACGACCGCCCCACCAGCGTTGGCTTAACCACGTTCCTGCCCGAATCGGACGACAGCCTTGTCAGTCTTGCTGCAACGGAATTTGCCTCGTGGTACACCGATCCTGTTTTTGAATACACCAGCGGCAGAAACGGGGCATTTACATGGGAACTTGCCACCGCAATGGGCGTTGGGTCTGCTGATAACTACCCCGGAAACGCAGGCACAACCGTTACTCGTGATTACACCTGGAACCTCGCAGATAACCGTTCGTACACAGTGCGTTATACGCTGACCAAAACGGCCAGCATTGGATTTGGGCAGCAATTTATGTGGGTTATTAGTAACGAAACCATCCTTGAAAGTTCCCGCAACTGGAACGCATTAAGTGAATTTACAATTTCATTCCCAGTCAATTCCAGTAATCCCTATCGCCAACCAGATCAAGCTCCAGCCTTTATCACAGTCGGTCAACGCCGTCGCGTCACAAGTGTTGTCAATTCGACCGCAACACAAGGCCGCAGCCAAGCCTTCTACGAAGAACTGTTCGGACCAGCTCGTAATTACGACGTAGGTACACAACGTAGTGCGTTTATCGACGTTGCTGTCGATAGCAAGTACATCCGCCTTAATTTCAGTACCAGCGTTTACTCCGACCCAACCCACTGGAGCGGAATCACAAAACTGTGGAACGCACCTGTAATCACAATTAGCAATGACACCAGCAAAGTTTCAGATAACTGGTCAGTCGGTGATCTGTTTACACAAACGTATTTTGTTGGCACAAGCAATCCTTTCCGTTCCCCCGGATCACAAGTTGGCGCAGAGTTTGTAATTGAAGCACGCGGTCAAACTTATACCCAGCAATACACCTATAACGGCAGATCGTTTGAAAGCGAAAGCCAGTATGCCGACATCAGCTTTTACGGCAGTTTGGTTGAAAAATCCAATGCCAACGGACCTGAGCATGTCATCACTTATGTCAACGAAATGGTCGCCAACGACCAAGATCCTCTATACAGTTACATGACCACAGCGGGCTTGGCACTCAAGGCATCCCGTAGCTTCAACTCACTGGATCAAATCCGTTTCTGGATCAAAAACGGCATCCCCGTCAAACGCTTCCACCCAGACGAAAAGACAGAAATCAAACCCAGCAACCTATTCTGCGATCTGGTGTACTACATGCTCACCGACCGTGTGGCTGGTGTGGGCGACCTGCTCAACATGAGCATCAACAACGCACCGTTGATTAACACAGTTGACTTTGAAAAGACTGCCAAATTCCTAAAGACAAACAGTCTGTTCTTCGATGGCGCCATCGCCAGCACTGTCAACATCCGCCAGTTCATTGCCGACACAGCTCCCTTCATGCTGTGTAACTTCGTAATTTCTGACGGCAAATTCAGCCTGACGCCAGCACTGCCTACCGCACCAAACGGCGCCATCAGCACCACGCCCATCACAATCAAACAGCTTTTTACCGCAGGCAACATTTTTGAAGACAGTTTTGAGCTGAACTACATCTCTGCCGAAGAACGCAAAGACTTCCAAGCTATCGTCCGTTACCGCGAAGAACGCGAAAACCAACTGCCTCAAGAACGCAACATCGTTGTCCGCTGGAACAACAATGCCAGTAGCGGCCACCCGCTTGAGTCGTTTGACATGACGCAATACTGCACCAGCCGCACCCACGCGGAATTGGTGGCGCGGTTCTTCCTGTCTATCCGGCGGCAAGTCACTCACTCAATCCAGTTCAAGACTTCGCCTTACGGAATTGATCTGGCACCCGGCGATTACATCCGTGTAGTGACCGAAGCCAATCCGTACAGTTCTGCCCAAAATGGCAGCATCAGCGCCACCGGCGTCATCACCAGCGCCACCACCTTCACCGACGGCCAGTACACGGTCCTGTACTACAAAACTGGCTCCGAAACCGTTGACCAAGCAACCATGACCATAAGCGGCGGCGTGGTTCAGCAAACTGCCTTGTACAGCTCCGTCTTTACTGTGGTCAATCCAACCGTCTCAGAGAACGTTTATCAGGTGGAACAACTTACGCTGGATGCAGACGGCACCGTCCAAGTCAGTGCATCTCACTTCCCCTGCAACAGCAGTTTTGTGAGCACCATTGCATTGGACGTGACCAACAGCGGCAACTTCTTGGTTGACTCCTGCAATGGCCTTTCCTACCCTCAAGCCATCCAGCCGCAGTTTTGATGCAGGCGACTTTCCGATCAAAACGTTTCGGTCACAATCTGGCGCTGAAACCCGAATCCTTTACGGTAGCCGCCGCACTGGTGGGACAGCATCACTGACCTCACGAAAACATCAGTGACACCTACGCCAACAGTTTTGTCACCCACTTCGACGAAACCAAAGGCACCTACTCCACGTTTACGTTGCCCAGCGAAGCCGTCTCGGGCTGGTCTCCTGGAACATTAAACATTGGAACCGGCAACGCTTGGCGGTATGCCGAGGCACCATCCATTACCAGCGTCAAAAACGGTTACAGCACTGTTCAAATCAAGTTGGTAGCAGTTCTGTAAACTGTGGGTAACTAACTCCGCAGACGATGGCGTTTTTTACAGGTCGCAGCGGCTCACTGGTATTTGGCGGCAAACCCGTTGCCAAGATCCGTGATTGGTCACTGGATACGACCGTTGAATTGCTTAGTACCAACACGATCGACAGTTCCGTCAATACTTTTACGCCCGGCATCAAAGGCGCTACTGGCAGTGCCACGCTGATGTATTACCGGCTGGAATCCAGCGAAACTGCTTCTTACACACAGTTCACCGCACTGTTGGCCAAGATCATGAAAGGCGGCGCCGTCACTGAAAGTGATCGCGTGGAACTGAAACTGAACGTAGGCGGCAGTGGTTCCGATGATATTCGCCTGAACGCTTATATCACCAGCGCCCAAGTCAGCGTTAGCACCGGCGAACTCAGCGTGGTGCCGATCCAGTTCACGATGGATGGTGACTTCATTGAGGTGATCGCCTAATGGCGGTTTTTCTCGGCAATACAGGAAATATCCGTCTTCGTCGTGCAGGCGGCGAGGGAAATTACTTTGCCGATCAAATCCAGCCGTTTGACGTAAATACATCTCTGGCACGATTGGGTTTTGATAAGTCGGTAGATAACTTGTTGACAGGTGATCGTATTGAAATTTCTACAAATGACGTTCGCGGACTTATTTGTTTTGCATCGTCTAACTGGTCAAATAATACAGTCCAGCACTCAATTACCGGCTATGTTCATGTTAACTCTGTAGGCGGTCTGCGATTTTTTTCGACTTTTACGGATGCTGTAAATAACAACAGATCAGCCGAATACACGCTTACTACTTTTACTGGCAACCCTTTAGCTATCGAAGTTTCTATCCGTGATTCTGTCTACAACGTTCTAGGCAGCGTCACCAGCTACGAAATTAACACAGCCCGTGAAGCCGTTGACACCACCGCGCTAAACGATAAATTTAAGACTCAATACAGCGCGGGACTTATCAGCGGCAGCGGCAAAATTGATTGCATCTTTGATTACCAAAGCACTGGTATTAAAGAAGTGCCGTTGATGCTGCTACAAACAATTCAGCGCGTTGAAGTTGGCAGCCAGTGCGACATTGCACTTTACGTAAATTCGATAACAGCCTGGATCCAGCAAACGATTCTGTTGTACTACGAAGTTCAGGCTGTCATCACCTCGTCCGGTGTAACAGTAGACACCAACGCAGCGATTACCTGCACGCTCGACTTCGTAACCACTGGCGAAATCCGCTTACTGGTGGGCGAACCTTCCTCTTACATCCTGAAGGAAGACGACGACCGCGTGGAACTGGAGCAGTCCATAGATTACCTGCTCAAAGAGATCGACGACTAGACTGCCAGAAGATTGCGGCGACCACAGGAGTTAAGCCTTGGCGGATCAACGTATTACGCAGCTTGACGCGCTACCCAAAGCCGGTGTAGCCGCAACAGACGTTCTGCCTATTGCCGATATTTCGGCATCCCAGACCAAAAAGGTCACCGCAAAGGATCTTGTTGACGCCGGTCTCGATCTTGTAGACGCTGGCAGTATTGACCTTGGCAAGCTGGATCAAACCAGTGCCACCAAACTCGGCAGCGATGCCATTGCCTCTGGCGCAATCACCGCCGCCAAGCTGGCAGCCGATAGCAGCATTGTCGTCGATACCACCACCCCCACAACCAACAACTTTGAAGGTCGCGGTTACTTCAACAGCACTAGCGGCATCCTGCAAATTTACAGTGCAGGCGCTTATGCAAACGTTTTTGCTGGCGTTGGTACGGGCGCAGTTGGTACTGCACAACTGACTAACGGTGCTGTAACAACCGCCAAAGTCAATGCTGCTGGCCTCGGTACTGCTGCTCTTGCTGATGACGCAGTAACCACCGCCAAGATTGCCGACGACGCCGTAACTGCCGATCAACTGGCAACCAACAGCGTTACCTCTGACGCGATTGCAGCCGACGCCGTAAACACCAGCGAAATTGCTGATGATGCGGTCACCTATGCCAAAGTCCAAAACGTCAGCACCACCGACCGTCTGCTGGGACGTAGCACTGCTGGCGCCGGAAACATCGAAGAAATTGCTTGCACCGCTGCCGGTCGGGCACTACTTGATGATGTAAATGCCGCCGCACAGCGCACAACGCTTGGTCTTGGCACAATCGCCACAGCAAACAGCATCACCGCTAGCGAACTGGCTGATGATGCCGTAACTGCCGCCAAACTTGCTGACGAAAGCAGCGTTGATCTTGTTACCTCACTGCCGGGCAGCGGTGCTTTTGTTGGTCAACTGGCGCTACTGACCACAGACAACACGCTGTATTGCTGGTCAGGCGCTACTTGGAGTGCAGTTAAAGGCGCTGGCTCAATCAACACCGTTGCGGGCGACACCAGCGGCATCGTCAACATTGCCGTCAGCACCAGCAGCGGTACTGCATCACTAACCACTTCGCTCGACAACACCGGCGCCGCCGCTCAATTCCTTGCCGGTCCCGCCGCTAACGCTGGCGCCGTGTCATACCGCACCATCACTGGTGCTGATCTTCCGCTTCCTACCACCAGCGAAAAAGGTGGCGTTGCAATTAACGGGGAAGGTCTGCGGCTTGATGGCAGCGTCCTTGAAATTGACAACGACGTAACCGCCAACGTCACTTACGGTCTCGTCACCTACAACGCCAAAGGTCTTGTTACCAATGGCCGCACGATCATTAGCAGCGACCTACCGGCTGCCACCAGTGTTGCCAAAGGCGCCGTCATTCCCGGAACCGGCCTCAGCGTTGACGGTAGCGGCAACCTCAACCACACCAACACCGCAACCGCTGGCACTTACACCAAAGTCACCATTGACGGTCAAGGTCATGTGTCTTCCGGCGGCACATTGCTTGCAGCGGATCTGCCTAACCACAGCGCAGCACTACTGACCACTGGCACGCTGGATGTTGCCCGCATCGGCTCCAACGCAATTACCGGCGGCAAACTTTCCAACTACGCCGTCTCCAAGATTGGCGACACTACGCCAACTGCTGACCACATCGGTCAATTCTTCTTTAATCCGCTTAGCCGCGACCTATTCCTCTGGGACGGCAACGTTTACCAGCCGATTGGTATTTCAGTTGGCGAGATTGTTTTTGCTGGCACGTTTGATGCGTCAACTGGTGGCGGCACCGGCCTTGTTGCTTCAGTAACGGCAGAAGGTACAGCAATCGGTCTGGTGGCTGGTCAGGCATTGCCCGCCGCTGCACAAGCAAACAGCCGGTACTACTTGGTGGTATCAGAGGCTGGCACGATCACCTCGGGCAATGCACCTCAGGTTGCGTTGAGCCCGCCGGACATCATTTTGTCAAACGGCACGGCATGGACCGAAATCGACGTTTCTCAAACCATTTCGGCACAGGTTGCCAGCAACGTCAGCTTCTCACCAGCCGGTGATATTGCAGCCACCAACGTACAGGCTGCCATTGAAGAAGTTGATAACGAAACTGCCCGAAAGCGGGTGGCACTGTTACCGGCACGTTGTTGATTGGCACGGCTGGCACTTTGTCATTTGAAGGCGCCAGTGATAACGCCTTTGAAACATCCTTTGCCGTTACTTATCCGACGGCAGATCGGACGATTACTTTCCCCGACGCCTCGGGCAACATTGTGTTGTCTGGCTCAATCGCCAACCTCGGACATTAGTGCCAGTGCGGCAATTGCATTTAGCAAGCTGGCATCACTGACTAGCGGCAACATTTTGGTGGGTAACGGCAGCAATGTCGCCACCAGCGTTGCAGTAACCGGCGATGTG